TGAAATCGTTACCAGTGCCAGCCAAGCATGAAGACTTGATCCCGTTGTTTAAGACAGAATGTCATTATTGTTCGGAAGAAATTGACGAATATAATGAAGAAGATTGGAGAAGTCTTACAATAGGTTGGGCAATCGCCAAGGGGCTGAGTCCCAAAGAGGCTAGAGATTTTGCTCGGCATATTAGATATGATACGGAGTTAGGATGAACAAACGAATTAAAGACTTGGTAAAGAAAGCAGGCGGAGATTTTATGGTCACCTTTGCTGATGACACGGAAACTAGACCATCCAAAGTAGTGAGTGTAGACTTTGATCCACCTGAGACTTTGGAAAAATTCGTCAAGTTCATTGTCGAGGAATGTGCTAAAGTTAGTGAAGATGATATTACTGACGGTGATGCCTGTTGCACCAATACTGCGTATCGTATTTCTAGACAGATTAAAAAGCATTTCGGAGTTGAAGAATGATCCCATGGTATAGAAAACTTTTATACATCATCATAGCACCATTTTACATTGGTGCTTGGTGTATTATGAATCCCCGTCGTGTATGGGAACAGGCTAAGAAGGAAATTTTATGACTAATAAAACGAACCGTTATTCTCATGTTAGCGTTTATATTGACGAGGTTAATTTTGGTTGGCGCACACACTGCTATGACGAAAACGATAAACTAATTGGCGTTTTTGCATCCTTAGATAAAGATACAGCCGAAGATATTTCACTTCGGTGGGATGACGGTAAGTTTGAATTCATCGAGCAGAAATAATGTGGCCCTTTAGCCTTTTCAAAAAGAAACCACGTGTGCATCGAGTACCGCTTAATGGAATTGATGCATTTGTATTTTCAGTAAGAGACGAGGTACAAAACATTCAGGAAGTAAAATCAAATGCGTAAAGGACAACTAGTCACTGTCAAGGGTGAAAATGGGCGTGGAGTCACTTGCAATCTTGTAGATATCGACTATACTGATAACAAGATTTGGGTTCGGCTACCCACAAACACAGTAGTCGAAATGAATTGGAATGCCAAACGAAATCTTTATGTAGGTCGTATGGCTCGCATTGAATTTACGGTTGACCCTGAACAGGAGTAACTTATGTCTGGGTATAGTCTAATTTGCAAAATAAAAGCCATTGAAAAGCAAGTAGATGATCTTGGGTTCGTCATGTGTCAGGCCAAATGGGCGAAGCTTGGTTCGGATACAATAGGACTCAGGCCCAAGGATCAAGATAGCTTGCCTGTCTATGCCCGTGATGCTGAAATTTTTCAAGGTTCTCTCCAAGAACTTGAATGTTGGTTGAGTGGTGTTACATGGGCGCGTGAGTATGATCGTATGCTGTTCGGCAAAGGTCATGAAGTAAAACGAGAACGAAAGGAACAGAACTTTCGTAATGAAATTTTGGTACAAATTCTAACAAAACCTGAATCTACCTAAACATTTTTAATGAGATTCGTATGCTCGTAATGCAAGAAGTAACGGTGTGGAAAAGCGACATACAGCCCAATCATATCTATCTTATGGATGGTGAAAAGGTTGTTGCATACATTCCTAAAGGTACTAATGAGGTTCGCACTCTTAAAAAACCATTGCGTATTGACAAGCGTGGTCGCAAGTTTAAAGAATTAAAGGACAACCCATTTAATATCAAGGTTAAAAGTAACCTTATTGCAGTCGAAGGCAGCAAGGGCAATGTTTATATGGTTGACCCTGATAACAAGACTTGCACCTGCCCAGGATTCATGTTTAGGAATCATTGCAAACATATAGAGTTGTAAGTTATTGATTCTAAAAGCCTTTTTTTTGCAAAAAAGTGGATAAAAAGGCTTGCAATTGGGCATGTTTGGGTAGATACTATCTACACACTGAACGAACGGGGACTGATATGACTACTGCGATTTACGAAAACCTGACCGACATCGAAAAGCGTCAGATTCGCATGTTTGGTTGCACTGAAGAGCAGATGAAGGAAGCGGTCGAGGGCAGTCTGACGTTCCGCTTCAGTGGTCCCGCTAAGATGGCGGCTAGCATTATGAGCGATTGTCAGGAAATGCTCGCCTATGACAACGGCGGGTCGTATGACTTCATGGTAGTAGAGGATGTTCGGCAGGCTCTGAATCGTGCGAAGTGGATTCTGTCCACTTACATCAAAGAGGAGCGTAAGTAATGAAATCGGGTGGCAAACACGGAGTCTATGCGCCCATGACCAACATGGTGAAGGTCAATGGCGAGTGGGAAAATCTTCCCTCTGCTATGTTGACTAGTTGCGAGTATCGCAAGGAAATGAAGTGCTTGACTTTGGCAAGCGAATATTTTGGCATGCCATCGAAGTTTGAACTGGTCAGTAATCATACGGGTAAGCGAGTCATATTCACTACTGTAATGCCCGGCGACCCGCTTTTCAGTGAAGATCATTGGGACGGCGAACAGCAGATTTATCGCCCGAGTGAAGCTCTTCCTAATGTAGAGTATTTGGTAATCTATCATCAATACTAGAGACTGGACATGTCAAAACATCGGTTGGGTAAGTTATTGATTTTGTTGGAATTATATTTTCACAAAAAGTATTGACTCTTACCCAAATTGTGCTATAATATTCTCACAGTAAGGAAAAGGAAATCACATGGTTCGTCGGATTTTCAATAACGCTGCTGCTCGTCGTAGGGTCTACTTTTATACGAGTCAGCGCCAAACTTCCGAGGAAAAAAAGGACCTCTCGCAGAGCAAAAACTGCTTGACTTTTGGTAAGACTTCCTCTAAAATTCTTTTCTCTTCTAAGTAACGGAGCGCATATATGTCATTTGTTTTGATCAAGTCGGGCGAGTATCGTAATCAGCCGGTCACCGATCGTACCTTCAAGCTGGTCAAGGGTTTCCAAACTGGTAAGAAGGGTAACTACATCACTGTCAAGAATGAGGGTCATTTCGCTGTGGACATCCCCGAGATTAAGGTCAAGATCACTACTCGTAATGATTATGAAATCATCGGCGGTTCCGAGGAAATCGTGACAGAGCCGGTATCACAGCCCATCGAGACAGATGAAGAGGCAATGAATCGTATTGCTACCCGTTTCTCAATTCTCGATGAAATGGCTGCTGCAACTGCAAAGGGCGGCATTCGTGCTATGATCGTGAGTGGTCCTCCGGGCGTAGGCAAGTCGTATGGTGTTGTGCAGCAGTTGGAGAAGGCTGCAATGTTTGACCGTATCTCTGGCAAGCCCATTAAGTATGAGGTAGTCAAGGGTGCAATGACTGCACTGGGACTGTATGCTTGCCTGTTCAAGCACAGCGACAAGAACCATGTCCTGGTGTTTGATGACTGTGACAGCATCCTGATGGATGACCTGTCATTGAACATTCTCAAGGCTGCACTTGACAGCGGCAAGCGTCGGCGAATCTATTGGAACAGTGACAGCAACATGCTGCGCCGCGAGGGCATCCCCGACTCGTTTGATTTTCATGGCTCTTGCATCTTCATCACCAACTTGAAGTTTGAGAACCTTAAGTCCAAGCGTCTGCAGGATCACCTCGAGGCTCTTCAGTCTCGTTGTCACTTCCTTGACCTGACTATCGACACGGAACGCGATTGCATGTTGCGTATCAAGCAGGTTGATCGTGATACCGAGGGTGGTCTGTTCAGCGATTATAACTTCCAAAACACCGAGTCCTCGGAAATCATTCAGTTTATGTTTGATAACTCCAAAAAGCTGCGAGAGATTTCGATGCGTATGGCTCTCAAGGTTGCTGATCTTGTGAAGATCAGCCCGACGAACTGGCGTGTGTTGGCTGAATCGACGGTGATGCGTCGCCGCTAATACAGTCATTAAGTTACTTGACAAGGGGGCTTCGGCCCCCTTTTTTACCTTTATTATTGCTACGAAGTAGGACTACATATATAATACAGTGATGCTTAATAAAGAGAATCTACTCTATTTCTTTCTAACTGGAAAAATAAAGCTTAGTCAATATGACTACAAGTTCATGGCTAACCTACAAGGTATGATACATCAATCTAATCGAGTAACCTCAGGACAGGCAGGATTATTTGACACATTGATCGGTAAGTATGCTCGACAATTATCCAAGCATGGACTAAACAAGGATGAGTTAACACGGTTAGAATGGAAAGCAGAATATCTTGAAAGCACGCCTGAATATACCGGCGCGGTGCTGTCGATGCAAAATAATATGTTGACTATGCGAGTCCCTTTCAATAAAAACTTCATTGCGAAGTTTAAAGACATATATGACAATCCATTTAAATGGGACCGTGAAGAAAAAATATACAAGACTAATTTTTCTACCCGCGCTTTTAAAATGGCGTATATGGCATCCGCTAAATATTTTCCTACAGTACAATACTGTGACCAGTTAACTGCACTGTTAGATAAAATTAACCAGTATGCTGCCCCAATTTGGGATCCTACATTAGTGCAGGTACATGGACACTTCCTGATTGCAGCCTCTAATGAGTATTTGGATGAGGCTATCAAGGACATTCAGTTAAATGATGAACCTATAATTTTGTTCACCCTGTCAAAGTATGGAATTAAAACACACCCTGCGCTATGCGAAGGTTCTACTAAAAAAACATTTGCTGCAAATCGTCTCGTAGAAGTTAGAATTGAAGATTTAGACACCCTTATTAGTTACTGCGATGAATTAGGGTGTCCTAATTTTATCTTGGGTCATGGCCTTCGTCGTGTCAGTAATAGTAAGGTGCAAACCGCTATAGGAAAACATAATCAATCTCCATCACGGCTACGTGCCGCTACAACTACGTCTTCAGACTGGGCAATACCGCAGGGTGACACCCTTGATAGAATTTTGTTACAAATGACTAGTGGCACAGTGCCTACATCCTTTGGTGGAAGTATTGCTAAAATAGTGAAACTGAAAGATTCAACACCCATTGAGGTAAAATGAGCATAGCAAGAGTAATCATTAACGATGAAGTAAATTGTAAGATCCATGATTTGGATCTTGCAGATCGTAAAGCATTAATGAAGAAATTTGAGTTTGATAAGCCAGGCGCAAGATATCTACCTGCGGTTCGTCTAGGCAGGTGGAATGGCAAGATCAGTTATTTTACACTTGGCGGAAGCACATATGTAAATCTATTAGATGAAATCATTCCCTATCTATATGACAAAGGATACGATATTCAATTAGAGGATCTGCGACTAGAGCATAACAAGTTTGAATTTGAAGAAATCAAAGAGGATACCTTTGCACATAAAGTATGGCCCGAAGGACATACTGCTGAAGGTAAGCCCATTCTGTTTCGAGACTATCAAGTTGGCATAGTCAACACGTTCTTGAAGAATCCAGGATCATTGCAAGAGGTTGCTACTGGTGCAGGTAAAACACTAATGACTGCTGCACTCAGCTTAAGTGTAGAAAAGTATGGTCGTAGTATTGTCATCGTACCCAATACTTCACTCGTTATTCAGACAGAAGCAGATTATATCAATTTAGGACTTGATGTTGGTGTATATTTTGGTGCTCGTAAAGAGCATGGACACAAGCACACAATATGTACTTGGCAGTCATTGAACATTCTACTCAAGTCTGTTAGTGAAGACGGAGATAATGAAGCATTATCATTCTTTGAAGATGTTATTTGCGTAATCGTTGACGAAGTACACATGGCTAAGGCTGATGTATTGAAGTCTATGCTTACTGGTGTATTGTCAAATGTACCCATTCGTTGGGGGTTGACTGGAACCATTCCCAAGGACAAACTAGATCAGTTCTCATTGTTAGTTTCACTTGGTCCTATCGTAGGAAAGCTGAGTGCAAGTGAACTTCAAGAAAGAGGAGTACTAGCACAGTGTCATGTGAACATTGTACAGTTGAAGGATTCCGTCGAGTTCTCTAACTATCAATCAGAATTGAAACATCTACTTGAGGATGCAAACAGACTAGACACGATAGCAGGTCTGATTCTCAAGGTGAATGAAACAGGTAATACACTAGTTCTTGTAGACCGTGTAAATGCAGGTAAGGAACTAGTAAGTAGACTGGGTAATCGTGCCGTATTTGTAAATGGTGACACAAAGCTCACAGAAAGAAAGGAAGAATATGACGAAGTTGCGACGAGTGATGACAAAATTATCGTGGCTACCTATGGCGTTGCTGCTGTTGGCATCAACATACCTAGAATTTTTAACTTGGTCTTGATCGAACCGGGCAAGTCATTTGTTCGTGTAATTCAAAGTATTGGTCGCGGCATTCGTAAGGCTGAGGATAAGGATCATGTTCAAATTTGGGATATCACAAGCACTTGTAAATTTGCCAAACGACATCTTACTCAGCGGAAATCATTCTATAAAGAGGCTAACTATCCTTTTACTTTGGAGAAGTTGGACTACTGACATGTTGACAAACATCAATATAGTATGTAGAATAATAGAATGAGAATTTTAACACTGAATGAAGGCACCTCTTATAACTTAGAGACTCTACCGGAAGAGATCGATGATTTGAGGTTTGCTATTTTGGACAACTCAACTCCATCAAATGTAGACTATCATTTTATTCCTCTAATCTTCTTAGAGTCGTTTAACGCTCCGGCTCTTGTTCTTAAGGTCGGAGATAAAAATATCAAGATGCCAGTCGATTGGCAAATACTTATAGGCGAAGAAGATCATGGTGATCTAGAAACTCTCCCATTGTCTAGTCTTAACGATAGGGGATTCCATGCATTTCAGTACAATCCATTGAATTCATTTTCGCCTACTTTCTTGCCAGTCGAAATTATAGATATTTATCCTGATGTTACATGGTATGCTCCTAGATTACGTAATGGGCAATTGCTAGCAGTCCCTATCGACGATGGTCCTAACCCGAGGTGCATTTACTTTGTCAAAGAGATTAGTAGAAATTGCGAAGTCGTGGATTATAGTCAAGCATATTGAGAGGTAATTATGAAATTTACAATTGAAGTCGGTGGACGCGGCGGAGAAGTAGTCATAGGAACTATTCAAAAGGAGTTCTATGATTTTGTATATGAAAACGATATTGACATTGCCGATTATGCAATTAACTCGGACTTTTTGGAAGAGAATGATCAGCTAGAAGCAGCACTAGAAAGTATTCAACCATTTGATCCAGGTAACTGGTACGAATGCGATAACATTGCACATGAATACGGTCCATCTACTGAAGACGTTTACATTAGCGTAATAGACGAGAACGGAAACATCATTCATGAAGCATTGGCTATTGAACAGTTCTTAGAACTTGGAGCCACACTTAATCAGGTCGCTGACTATTACATCGTTGACCAGCCAAAAGGAACAGCGGTGTTTGTGGGACAAAGCTTTGAAAAGGGTCACTTCGGGACTTACGAAATTGAGGCTGATTTCTTTGACTCTACTAAGTTAGAAATCGTAACCACCGACGTTGAGGGTTGGGAACTAGTAACAGGATTAGCATACAATAGTCTATATCTAGAAGAATTGGGACATTTGTCTACTACTGGCAAGGGTGAAAGTTTTGAGTTAATCATAGCAGGGGAAGATCTAGAATGAAATGGTTTAATCGTTGGTTCACTCGTAAGGTGTTAGCAGCTTGGGAAAACAGGCATTGTGTTGATACAAATTCCGCAAAAGAGATTTTAACATCAAACACTAGCATTTCCGGTCGTTCGTCTGTTCGATTCACTATTTATCCTGCATCGGGTGGATTTGTAGTAGAACACCAGCTATACGAGCGACACCATGATTCAGATGGTCCTAAGTTGACGATCATCAATCAAGGCGAAGATCTGGGTGATGCACTTGCTCATATCATTACTATGGAATCGTTGTCACGCTAATGGCAAAGAAAGCACAAGTCGCAGTAGATGAGAAACTAGAAGATCAAGACATTGACCTCTTTGAAACTCTTGCGGCTATTGATAAGAAAGACTATGCATATTTTGATAGGCTTTCTTCTGAACAGAAAAAGAAGATTGTACCCTTTATGTTGGTTCAATGGGCCAGCGCAGTAAAGGGTAGTAAAGAAATGCAGTCTTATTATTTGCAAAGTGTGGAATACCATGCAAACAAATACTTACTAGATTACATGATTGCTAGTAAGGAGCATGATCACGCCAAACTGCAATGGCTAATGCTCTGTGCTGCAAGCCCGGGAGTTGGAAAACAATTCCATCAGTATATTCCTAAAATCAGAGACAAGGTTAGTTTCCTCCTAGAAAGCCCGGCAAAGAAAGAAATCAAAGAGTACTTCAAGAAGATTTATCCTAAGTGCAACGACAGTGACTTGTCTCTAGTGAGTGAAACCTACATTGACAATCACGCAAGAAGGAAGTATCTTGCTGACAAGTACCCTAGTATGAAATTTGAAGATATTGAACTATTAAGCGACCTCATTACAGATGAAGACATCAACAAAACTGAAGAAGATTACGGAAACTAAGTCAGAATTCAGTTGTGAATTTTGTCTTAGGTCTTTTCAAAAAGAACAGACAATGATGAATCATCTATGCGAGAGTAAGCGACGATGGCAAGACAGGGATTTTCCTGGAAATCGAATTGGTTTTCAATCTTGGATAGAATTTTATAAAAAGAATACAACTTCCAAGAAGCCTAAAACTTATGTAGACTTCACTAAGTCTGCCTATTATCTAGCTTTTGTGAAGTTCGGTCATTACTGTGTAGGGGTACGGTGTATCAGTGTTCCTAGATACGCAGAGTGGCTTCTCAAAAACAGTATTAAGATAGATAGTTGGACAAGTGATGTAAACTACACCAAGTTTATCATTGAGTATCTCAAGGCAGAAGATCCAATGGATGCAATCGCTCGTAGCATTGAAACTGCAATCGAACTTGCTAAGGACGCGGGGATAGAAAGCAAAGACACATTGCGCTATGGCAACAGAAACAAGATATGTCATGTCATCACGACAGGTAGGATTTCACCTTGGATGTTGTATCACAGCGAAAGCGGGATCAAGTTATTGGAAGACCTTGATGAATCGCAGCAAAAGATGATTCTTGATTACATCAACCCCGAGCAGTGGGCAATTAAGTTTAAGCGTAATAGTTCATTAATTCCGCAAGTGAAAGCACTATTGCAAGAAGGGGGATTTTAAACTATGCATTTACCATACAGTGATATGCCGATTTTGAGTTCATCAGAGATTGAGTGTATTGAGTATGTTGATCTACCACCTGCGCGGAATCCTAAAGACACTGCTGCTCAGCACTTTCATGTAAAAACAAATAACATCACAGAGTCAACAGAGATGATCAAATGGTGTAGAAGAAATTTTGGTACCCGAGGTGATGGATGGGACTTCAGTGGTAACATGCGAAACGTAGAGATTACGATTTGGTCTTCACGATTAATAACAATGTATAGGATGTGGAAAGAATAATATGGCAAATGATTTAATGATTGATTTGGAAACATTAGACACAAGTCCTAATTGTGTGATACTTACTATTGGTGTCGTTCGGTTTGACCCGAAGGGTACTGGTATCGCAGAAAAGTTAGAACTTCGTCCGACGATTGAAGACCAAACAGAAAAGTATAATCGTGTTATAAATGATGCTACTATTGACTGGTGGGCAAAGCAGAATCCTGCTGCAATCGAAGAAGCAATGGGCGACAATGATCGCATACCATTCGCAGAATGCATGGAGATTCTTTACAAGTTCGGTTGGAATCGCCGTGCTGTTTGGAGTCATGGAGCCCCATTCGATGTGGTTGCTATTGAATCAGGTATGCGGCAGACACTTCCTTATCCTAACCCTATTCCCTGGTCTTTTTATACTGTAAGGGACACCCGTACATTATATGAAGTTGCAGATGTTAGCCTACGAGATGGTGGACACACTACTACTCAC